GTTGAGATATGCTATCCTATTTTTATGGTTTACAAGGATACTAACAAAAAGCCTACGGCTGCTAAGCGTTTGAGTATGCTTACACCGGATGGGTTGAGGAGAAGGGTCTTAGATGCTATACCTACATGGGAGAAATGGCACCGAGTACTCCGACAAGTGGCTGTCTTATTGCCTACGCATGGCGATATAGATGCGATTGCTGAGGCTTTAGAGATGACTTCTGACTCTTTAGAAAAGTTAATTAAGAAAAACCCCGATTTTAAAAAATTTTTGGAGGCTTACGCCTCTACTGGTGAATACCCTATACAAGAAAGCAAGGGGATTATATTAAAACATAGTCATCTTGTAGAACAGTTAGCCAACGAGTCCAGTGTTATTGCGTTAATTAAATTAGAAAGAAGCAATAAGTCTAACTTAGACCAGAAGATAGTAGAGGATGCCGGCTGGTACCTTAACATTAAGCATGATTCCGAAAAGTATAAACAATTCGTTGACCACAATACCACTAAGTATAGAAGTAAATTAGAATATAAAGCCGAAAACGCAAGTTCTAATGGTAGTGGTCTGCAACACTTTAAACAAACTATAGACCCTGAGGAATTAACTCCTGTTGAATAGATATACTTATATGCCTTGTGATTGGCAAAAAAAATTACATGGTGTTAAATCTAGAGTAAAGTACATATGGGCTGGTCGTAGAGCCGGCAAAGGTAGAGCAGTTATTCAGGAAGCTCTAAGTCTTATAGAAGAAGCCTCTAAACAGAAGTTTATAGTTAATGGTATAGATATGACCAATACCCTAGTACCCCCTATACATATATGGACAGTAGCTCCGACAAGAGCACAGATGAGACAGGTATGGAATGAAATGAAAGCGTTTATTCCTGAACACTTAGTTAAGAAAAGAGTAGCCGGTCAAGCAGGTGGTAGAGGTTCTGGTTGGAAAGAAGATGAGATGTTTGTAGAACTAGAGATGAGAGATGAATTAGGTAATTGGCTTCCGGGTGCACATAGAAAGACTGTATTGTGGGAATTGAAATCAGCAGACAACCCTGAGTCCTTACAGACTGTAGGGCTAGACTTTTTACACATAGCTGAGGGTCAGGACATTAAAGAAGCTGCATGGCATAAGGTAAGACCTACTCTTAACTCTCCCGGTAGAATGGGTAGAGCTTGCATAGAAGGCATACCACCTATATCTAGGTCTCATTGGTTTTCTAGGAGATTCCGTGCTGCAGAGAACAAGCCAGATAAGAACGCAGTATCTATAAGAGCAACTACCTTTGATAACCATTATCTTAATAAAGAACAGTTAGAAGATATACAAAAGGAAAAAGAACTTACTACAGAAGCTATATGGGAAAGACACTATATGGCTAAACAACCTGAGGGTGCTGGTGGGTTCTTTTCTAAAATACATGAGGCTAGTATTGGCAAAGAACAGTTAAGACCTTCTGGAGAAAAACAATATGTAGCTGGTTTAGACTTAGGTAAACAAGTAGACCCCACAGTATTAATTATCAAAGATAGGATTACTAGAGAATCAGTTTATGCTATGGAAATGCTTAAGACTGACTGGGTACTACAGAGAGAAAGTATTGCTAAAGAATGTGCAGATTGGAGAGTCCAAGAAGTTAGAATAGATAGTTCTGGTATGGGTGGTGATGTAATCTATGATGAGCTATTAGCTATGAATGTTCCGGTAGTTGCATTTAAATTTACTCCACAATCTAAATATCAATTATTTTTAAACTATGCTATAGCTTTACAAAACGGTACTGTGCATTTTCCTACATCTTGGGATAAACTAAGAAATCAAATGGAGGCGATAGAGGTAAAGCAGTCTGGTATGGGTTATCAGTTTTCACATCCTGATAGTCCACACGATGACTGGGTAGATGCTGAATGTCTAGCATTAATGGCTTGTGATCCAGCTATGTTAGATACTAATCAGCAACAAGTAATACCTAGTATTAGAACTGTAGAACCTTTAGGTGGTGCGTCAAATACTTCTAAGATTATTCAGAGAATAAAAAGAGAAAGAAGAAGAAAACAAATAGAGGAGCTTCAAAATATTCACCCAGACTTGGTAGTGAACGGAGTTCCATTAACACTTGAGGAGAATGTACAATGGCAATGAGTTATGCTGAAATGGAAAGTGCTGCAGAACAGACTGTTAATTTTTTATCTGCATCTCCAGAAGACGAGCCAACACTTACTTTACAATGGATTAGAGCACAAATGTCTCAAGAAGGAGCTATGGCTTCCTTTCGTAATTTTTACAGAAACTGTGAAGAAGCAGACGATTTTTATTTAGGCGATTTTGATTTTTCAGTACCAGAAGGTGGTAACCAAGTAAAACTAGGTACCTTTCATTCTATTATAGAAACATTGGTAGCTCATGCTAGCCCTAAGTATATAGACATAGATGTACCACCTCCGGGTCCTAGAGCTGCTGCAAGAGCAGAGCTTATAGAAAAGTTCCTACAAGGTGCTCATCACATGATTCAACAAAATACTCCTGTCCAAAGAGAGATAGTAAAACATCAAGGACTTTATGGTGTTGCATGGGCAAAATATGAATTTGCTGGTCATATGTGGAGTGATTTCCCAGACCAAGCAGAAGGTGAGTCTGACAGTTTATATAAGGATAAAATACAGCAAATTATTAATGATAGAAAATTTAATTTCCCAATAATTGCTGAAGTAATAAATCCTCAAGAGTGTGTGTGGGATATAGCATCAACAAATCCAAGATGGATTATAAAGTTTTGCGAAATGGATGCTTCATGGGTAAAAGCACATTTTCCAGAATATGAAGGAAAAGCAAGTGGCACTGTAGAGTTTTTAGAAGTATGGACATCTACTCATGTAGGTTATGTAGCTGACGATAGTTGGGCTATGCAACCTAGAGAACATAACTACGGAAAAATACCTTTTGTTCAATACTATCCACAGATGGGTGTAAAAACTATAGGTAGAAAGCCAGAACATTTATATAGAGGTATAGGTCATGGTAACTTTGGTATGCTTAGAGCAGAATCAAGATTAGCATCTCAATACCTAGACATAGTTGGTAGAAACGCATGGTCTAATATTTCATTCAAAGGACCTAGAGGTCTTACAGAAGAAGTTATGTCAGAGTACTCTCAAGAGCCGGGTGCTAGAAACTATGTACCACCTAATGTTGAAATAGTACCTGACCCAGTAGCAGAAGCTCCTCAAAGTATATTAATAGCTATGCAAACTATTAAGGGTGCTATAGAAGCTAACACAGTACCTAGTGTAACTAGAGGTGAAAGACCAATCGGTGCAGCTAGTGGGTATCATACAGCAGTACTTGCAGGTATAGCTAGTTTAAACTTTAGTGCTGTAGCTAATGCAACTGAAAGAGGTATGCAAGAAGCTAACGAAATATTACTTAGAATAGTTGAAGATGTAATTATGGATGAAGTTACTGTATTTGGTAAAACTGAATCAGGTAACTTAGACGCTAAATTAAAACCTAACGATATTCGTGGACATCATGTAAGTATAGTTAGATTAAATAGTACTAGCCCAGAAGAACAAGAAAGAAAACTAGGTCTTTGGAGAGATACTTGGAGAACTGGTTTCGTAGATTGGGCAACAGCATTACGAAGTGCTGGTGTATCTAACCCATTAGAAGTTATAGGTAATAGAATAGCTGAAGATTTCTTTGAAATGCCTGAAGTTAAAGGATTGTTTGCTCAGATAGCTGCAGAAAAACTACCTCAACTATCTCAAGCTATACAAGCAGCAACAGGTACTACTACAGATAACGCTACATCCATAGCTGCTAATATATTAAATACACAAGGTTCTACTCAACTAACTAATCCGGGTAACTTTAGTCCGGGTAATCAAGCTGCTGCAGGTGGTGGACAAGTACCTAGACCAGTAATGCCGGGTAGTTTAGAAGAAATGAATCAAATAGGTGCACAAATAGCAGGACCTAGAAGTGGACCTAGAAGAACAGTTGGAGCAGATATGGCTCCGGGAGGTGGTAACTACTAATGGCTAGTAAAAATAACAGTAATAGTTTAGATATAGGATTTAGTAAATTCCTAGATTATGCTACCCTAGCATTAAAAGCAGTTGATAATAGATATAAAGAATTTGAAGTGCCAGAAGTAAAACAAAAGAAACAAACAACTGTAAATAAACCTAAACCGATAGATTTAAATAATCCATTTAGAGGAGATTTTTAAATAATGATGCAAGAAGAATTTCTGACCCCAGAGGAAAGAAGAAAAATAAATCAACAACAAGCAGCTAATGTAGCAACACAACAGAGTCTTAACCCTTTGGTAGCTGATTCTGCTCTAAGCGATATAACTTCTGGTGTTGGTTCAGAAAATCCTTATAGGTCTGATATTTCTTTAGATGCTGCACCCGGTGCTTCTTCACCTTATGTTGTACCTCCAGTTCCTGCACTTGATTTTGTAGACCCTCCTATAGCAGGTCCTTTACCGGATTATACTTTTAATCCAACGGATGAAAATGTACCAGCAGTAGATTTAAGTGGATTGTTAGGAAATGTAGATGTTACTACTCAAGTAAATAGAAATATATTTAATGCAAACCCTGCTGGTTATTATCAAGCTTTTAGAATGTCTTTTCCAAATATGACTGATATAGGTTTTGAACAATTTCAAAAATCAGTAGAAGATGGGAAAGTTACTTTATCTACAGGTCCAGCAGTAATACAAAATTTTGCTGAAATAGTAGGTCAAAGTCCTACTGAAGTAATAGAATATTTTGCTAGAGGTGGATTTGGAAGCCCAGAATATGATTTACTTCAAAAATTTAACGAAAACCCTGCACTTTTAAGTGGAGAACAATTAAACACAGTAAATGAAATAAAAGGTTTGGTTGAAACAGGTGCTTATGTTCCTAAATCAGGAAGTAGATTTTTAGGAGCAAGTACAACATTAGATTCTGACGGAAACACAATTGGAGATGGTTTACCGGGAAGTCAAGTTCAAGGTTACACACCTGATGAGCAAATGGGAGCACAAGATTATTTACTTGAACTACAAAAATATTTATCAGGTATAACAGATGTAGTTCCAACAATACCTACTAATTTAGCAAAAACTTATGTTGATGCAGCAGGTAATCAACAATCTACTCCTGAATATCAAATATTAGTAGATGCTTATCAAGGTGCATTAGCAGAACAATCTGGCAGAGCATTAGGAGAAGAAGAATTTCAAAGAGAATTAGACCTTCAACAAAGACAGTTAGATGCTGATTCAGAAGCTTTAGCTAAACAACTTGATTCAAATAACTTTGCTTCTTATGTACAAGCTTATAATAATGATAATAATATTACGCTTCAAAAATATTTACAGAACAAAAATGATTCTCTTGAAAGATTTAGAATAGAAGAATCAAAACAACTAGCAAGAATTACTGGTCAAAGTCAAGAAGATGTGCAAAACATTATTTCTCAAGCTCAAATTGCTGTAGCAGAAAGAAATAACATTAGTGCTAGAGAAGTAGCAGAAATACAAGCTGGAATATCTACTGGTCAAAACAATGCTCAAATTAGTGTTGCTAGTATTCAACAACAAATGCAACAAGAAATAGCTAGGACTACAGGATTAGACCAAAGGTATATAGCAGAACAACAAGCTGAATCTCAAAAAAGTATAGCAGCAGACAACAGAGCTGCAGAAGAAAGAATAGCATTAGAAAGCAGGACTGCTAATATTGCAATTGCACAAAGTACTAATACAACAGAAGCACAAATAGCACAAATAAGTGCAGATGCACAAATACAAATAGCAGAAGATAATAGAATATCTCAAGAAAAAGTAGCTTTAGCAAACTCATTAAATGTAGTTGCAGCAGCAGAAGCCACAGGTTTAAGTCAAGAAAAAGTAGCACAAATTCAAGGAGATTATAATACTAGAGTATCAGAAGCTACAGGATTGTCAGCACAAGAAGTTGCTAAAATACAAGGATTAGCCCAAGAACAAATAGCTAAAATTAAAGCAGCATCTGAAGTTCAAGTAGCTCAACAAGCAGCTCAAGCACAAACAGGTGCAGCTCAGTTAGGAGCAGCAGAACAAAGATTTGCAACTACTACACAAGCAGGAACTGAAAGAGCTCTTGCAAATTTACAAGCTGACACGCAAACAAGAATAGCTCAAATACAAGCTGATACTAGCAGAGATCAAGCTGCTAAAGATTTAGAAATAGCAACTGTTCAACAACAAGCTCAAGAAGCTATAGCTAGGATACAACAAGAAGGTCAATTAGCTGTTGCTCAACAACAAACTAATCCATTTGGTTTAACTTCTGAACAGTATATAGCTATGCAAAGTGCTCCGGGTGCAGTAAGTCCTGCCGACACATTAAGCACTGAACAATATATAGATTTACAAAATTCTCTTGCTAGGGGTGGTTTAACACCAGCACAGCAAATACAATTATATGAAGCACAACAAAATGCACAGGCAACATCTCAAAGAGCAGGGTTAACTCCACAAGAATTTATTGGATTACAAGAATCTGTTGCAAGAGGTGGTCTTACTGCAGACCAAAGACTAGCTGAACAACAACAAGGACAACAAGTACAAGCATTAACTTCATTATTAACATTATTATCTAATCCTAGTGCTTTAGGTGCTTTATCTTCATTGACTACAGGTCAGACTCCATTTGGTGGAGCAATACCTAGTGCAGCAGCATTACAAGGTAGGTCAAATGAGTTCTTAAACTTCTTGCAGGGAGCTTTTGGAGCATTAGGAGTTACACCTTCTGCTTTAGCTAATTTAGTGCAAGGAGTTACACCGGGAGGAATATCTAATCCGTTTGGAGCATTAACTGGTCAGGTGGCTTAATGGTATCTCCATTTAATAGAAAAAACCCTTTTGACAGGGAGCCTACTGAACTTAGTAGCAGGTGGTCTTTTTTTAAGACTAAACAGCAACAACTAAAAGACAGAAGGGATGCAGAAAGAAAGCAAGCATTAGCAAATCAAAATGCAATCATTCAAAGGCAAAATTTTACTCCTACACCTATAGCAGATATAAATACTACTAATTTATTTGATGGTGCACAATCAGAAGCACTTATAGCACAGGCAAATGCTAATAATCCTAATCCTGCACTTAGAGAAGAAAGTAAAGGTTGGTTTAGTACATTAATGCAAAAATGGGATGACAATACAGTTCAAGGTGCTGGTAGCCCTATAAATCCTTTTAATGCAGTAATTAATTTATATAATCCTGCTGCAGCAAGACAAATAGAATTAAAAAGAAAACGATATAAGAAAGAATATATTGCTTCTGGGTTATCAGATAGAGAAGCTACTTTAAAATCTCAACAAACAGCTTGGAGAGAAACAGATATATCTCAAGTTCGTATAGGTGGAACAACTATAGACCCAATTAAATTTTTGGGAGAAGTTGTTTCTGATAAAAGCAATTTTGTATTTTTTGGTGCAGGTACTGCTTTAAAAGTTGGAGTTAAAGTTGGTGCAAAAATAGGCAGAAGTCAATTAAAAAAAACTGGTGGTAAATTTGCAGATGTAGGTAAAACAAAAATGGGTAATACTGCAGATATGGTATTAGAAGATGAACTTATAACTAATCCCGGTTTTTATTGGCAAAAACAACACGCAAGTTATATAGATAAAACATTTTTTAAAGGAGCTAGTTATAAGGAACAAACTGCTGCTAGAAAAGCATTTAGAAAATATATGTATAACCCTGAAAAATTAGATGAAAAAACTTTAAGAAAAATATATGAAGACACAGATATATCTAATGGTTTAAGTAGATATAAACAAGGAGAAATAAGTAGAGAATCTTATTCAAGAAAAATAACTTTTGAACAATTTGAAGAATTGTATAAAGCTCCAATAGTTAAATCAAATAAAAATTATTTATCAAACCCTAAATCAGATTATCAATATTTAGCGTTACAGGGTACAGCAAATAGTGCTGATTATATAACAGATTTAAAAGCTGTAGGTTATGCTCTTGCAAGCACTAAATCAAAACTATTAGCTCCTTTAAGGTTTGGCTGGAAATATCTTGACCCTGCACCTTTTCAAGTAAATTCTAAACTAGGTAGAGCTTTATTAATACATGGTGCTAGAGAAAACGATAATAAAGTATTAGTAGCTAATGCACTTAGAAAACAATCTGAAGAATGGAAAAAATTAGATTTAAAAGATACTTTTGGCAATCAAATTGACCTTAAAAATTTACCAGAGGTAGGAGCATTTGATAGTTTAATAAACCCTAATTATAATTTTGCAGCAAAAGGAGAAAAGAGAGAAGCATTAGATTATTGGGGTACTTTTTTAGAAGAAGCATTTGTAGATGATGGAAAAGGTGGATTTAAATTAGCAGCTCATGTAAAAGCAAATAAAGTGCAAGAAAAAGCTTTAAGAAATATTATTGATTCATGGGGAGAACACGGAATACATATGGTAGAAAATGGTATTCTAAGCCCTAGACAAATAGGTTTAGGAGTAATTGAAAAAGCAGACGGAACTATTATGTATCAACAAGATACAATGTTAGCTGGAAAATTTTATGTTGGTAGTATAGTTGAATCTATAGGTGAAAGAAAATTGCGTGGTCAAATGGTTAGTTTTAGCAAAGCTTCTGGAGAAAGAACAAGAAAATATACAAGTGATTTTAAAGCAGCATTAGATGACGAAATAGGTGATTTAACAAGAGAAGAAGCAAGAGAAAAAGGTATTCAATACCTTAACGACCCTTTATCTGTTTACGATATAAAAAGTGGTGAAGTTATGGATAGAATTAATGACACAGCTTTTATAAACAGAATGAAAATACTTGGAGATAAAAGATTTCAAACAAGTGATAGTTATATATCTACACAGAAAAAAATTAATGATATTGAAGATACTTTTGACAGCATAACTAAAACAATAGACAACACATCTTACAATCCAAAACTAACTGGTAAAGTATCTTTGTTAGCATCTGGAATTAATGAATTTGGAACAGAGCTTAAAACAGTATTACAAAATGTAGACAATGATTTAACACCTGAAATAGAAGGTGTAACTAAAAAAATGTTAGAAGTTTTAGATGGACCAATGAATCAAAGAGCTAGGCAATTAGAAAATGTTGAAAACGAATTAGCAAGCATAGTAAATAAAATGGATGACGAAGGAGCTATTATTTCAGAGCTGAGAAGCACATTAAATAGAGGTTTAGCTCCTATACCCCCAGCAGATTTAGAAAAATCTACTAGGTCAAGAATACAAAAAGTATTAGGTGGTGCGTCTCATAAAATTATGGAAGGTGTTGGAGAATTTGATGCTGATACTTTATATAATATATCTTCAAGAGGAGATAAAACACTTGAGTCTATAGTAGGTTCTGCAAGAATAAATAATAGTTATCCTGTAAGACAAAGTTCCAGAGGTTCTGTTAGAGCATCAAAAATTAAATTACCAAAAAGCATTGATGAGTTAAGACAATTAAGAAAAGACTTAAAAGAAGTTCAACAAAAAATGGTAATGAGAAATTATTCAAAAGCAGTAATAGCTAATGTTAATGAAACAGAAAGAACAGTATTTAAATTAATAAAAGAACATAACGCTACATCAAAATTAAAAGTTGACAGGAAAGAATTAGACCCAATAAAAGATATGCTAAATAAACTAGAAGAATTGCAATTAGACAATCCTTTAGTAGTACAAAAAATTAATAATGAAGGTTTATTTAAAAATCTAAATGATTTGATTGTAGGATATAGTAATAGTCCAGCTAGAGCTATATCAGATAAATTTAAGCAACAATTAATTAGAGAAACTAAGGTTATAGTAAATACATTAGATGACTCTATAAAAAGTAAAGATAATTTGGCTAATAGTTTGCTTGAAAAAATTGGTCCAATGAACAATAACCCTGAATTAGCAAAAAAATATTTTGGAAATTATTTTACTAAAAAGGGTACATTTAAACAATCTATTATGAAAGAAATTGATACACATTTTCCAGCAGTATCAGATATATTAGTAAAGTTTCAAGAAGACCCTAAATACTTAAATGAATACAGAAAAGGTTTTAACAGTTTAAAAAATGATTTGTTGCCTGAAATTCAACAAACTTTACGCAGACACCACGAAGACCTTAAAAATATAAAACTTAATTTTTATAAAAGAAAAGACCCTGAAGGAGTTAGAAAAATTTCATTGTTTGGAAAACAAATATCTGAAATAGAAAATACTTCTCGTATGGGTGATGCTGATTTAGTTAATGTTAATTTAAGAAATGGTATACCTACTAAAGAATTAGAAAATTATTTATTTACTAATGCAGATAAAAAACAAGTAGAAGCATTTTTTGGGCAAGTAAAAGGTCAAGGCGTAGGTTCAAAGTTTTCATCATTACTAGAAACTACAGGAACTGTTGGAGATATTATAAGGGTAATGAAAGTAGGTTATGACTTAGGTGCTCCGTTAATTCAAGGTTTGCCATTGTTAGTTACAAATCCTGCAGGTTGGGGTAGAGCAACAACTTTACACTATAGAACATTTTTTCAAAGT